TACTTGACCCTGCCCTCTTTATATGCTGCCATTATCTCATCGGACATAGCTTCATAGCGGTCAGGGTCGGTTTTCATTAGTCTAATAATGTCAGTACGACGAAAGACTTTCTTTTGCCGCCTACCATCAGGATTAGCACGAGTGCTTCCAGTAGAAGCGTTCTTTATGTCTTGTTTACGGGCTTCCTTTTCTACAACCTTCGTCTGTTCTACTACGTTAGCGCGTTCATTCCAGTTGCTAAAAAGCTCTGCTGCACTATCGTAATCAAAAGACTTGTCTGCATCCCTGTAAAGACGTTTACGAATCGGAGAGCTATTTACCCACTCATTGAAAGCTGGATTAGCTAGTGTCTCGTTCATCTTAGGAAAGTTAGCCTGTAAAGAAGCCAAACTAGACCGCTTCTTCATTTCAGCAGTAACCGCTTCAGCCTCTTTAAGCTTAGGGTGGTTACTGATTGCTCGTTCTACTGCACCGTCTGGGTCTAAGAAGAAATCAATCTCCTCGGTTGGCGGCTCGTCTTTACTTGCGACAGATGAGGTGACGAACTCATCGAATGCGTGTCTAAGTTCCCCGACTTCGTTAGACTGTCTGCCTAACGCTTTCTCGGCTTCTCCATGCATTCTAGCAACTTCTGCTATAGTCTTCCCTTGATACTTCTCAGGAAGATCTTCCTCCGGCTCTTGTTGCTCTTCAGATACTACCTCTTCAGTTTCAAAGGGGTCAGTCTCTTTAGAGATTTCCTCGGGGATGGTCTCTTCTTCGATCTCAAGGTCAATCAGTTGTCCTGCCATTTTAAACTCCGTACCCTTTGGGTATTATGGATTAAAGAAAGACTGGGTGGCTACCCGTTACCTTTCCGCTTGCCTCCTGCCTCGTGATGCTTGGCCCACTTCATTGTTGCTCCGGGGAAATGCCCCGAGAAGGGATCAAGCTGACACTTGATAGGAGATATCATTCTGTCTGAGGTTGAGCCACACTTGCACTCAAGTATCCTCTCTTCGTTGTATGCTAATCGTTCAAATACTTCTTTGGTCTCTTTGCATCTGTAATCATACAGTTTGAGCATCGTAACCATCCTTAATAAATATCTCATAGCCTAAGAGTCTATCGTATACAGCTTTCTTACCCTTGGCTATCAAGAACTCCTCTGTTGTTCTACAAGAGTCCAGTGTTACTTGGTCTGCCCCTTCCTGCATATCTTCTATGAAGGTAGACCACCCTCTGTCTGTAAACAGATCTAGGAGGTCTTCGTAGTAGGCTTTGTTCTCTACAGAGAGTTCTGTCATTTAACAGTCCTCTTCTTAGGCTCCTCTAGCTTATCTAGCCTATCAGTAACAGTCTTAAGTATAACATTAATCTGAGTTACTGTTTCGTATAATTCTTTCTTTACATCTTCTGCTCTTACTAGGGCCATTTCTGGTTCTCCTTAAGGGTTAATACTACTTTACATAGGTAATGCTTGATTAGGATCTACCTGTCCACTTTCTGAAAGTTGACGTATAAGCTCTGCTTCTGCATCTCGTGATGCGTTGTTCTGCGCCTGACCTTCCTTAACTACCATATCGCGGTCTCTAAGGGAGAGGTCTGCCATCTTGAGCTTACGCTCGAAGTCCCTGTCCATTTCTCCATCATTGTTCATGTCAGAGTATTTCATTATAGCTTCTTTAGGAGCAAGCTCTGCCTCAATATTGTACTTATTAGCTCTTGACTGACTCTCAGCAGACTGAGCAGCTAGTAACCCAATCTGGCCTTCTAGGACAGCAAGTTCCATAGCTTCACGCTTCTCGGCCTTAGCCAGCTCTTCAGGAGTAGGTTCAGGGGGTGGAGTGTTAAGTATGCTAATGATCTCTTCACGGTTAGTAACATTAAGGTGCTCTATGATGCTAGTCATAACAGCCTTGTGTGAAGGAGACTCAGGGGGTAAGGACTGTATTAGCTGTGTAAGCTGTCCTACCTCGTACTCACGAGCAACAACCCCTAGAGAGCTGATGATCTTGAACTTGTAGTCTTTTATGGGGTAGTTATCTGGATCGAACTGCATGTAACGCCATGCGGCCTTACGGACGAACGGTAACAGGAAGTTCTCTTGGAAGTTAACCAGTGTACGCTTCTGTCGCTTGATAATAGCCCCTAAGGACATTGACATACCAGCGGCTGTAGCTTCACCGTTAATGTTACCTGCAAGTCCTGCTGAGTCTACTGCGCCTGTTGCGCTCTGTACCATCTGCTGCAAGGCACCTGCCTGAGCAAATGTGATCTGGTCTACTTGACCGAAGTGGAAGGGCTGTAGGACTTCACTAGGAGGCCCAGCAGTCATAAACATAGCTCCGGGTCTTACCTCAAACTTAGCTCCACGAGGTATACGTGTACTGTCTACGCCCATCATTGGATGAGTAGTAAGACCTAGTGCGTCAATACGTGCTCTCATCTCGGCATCAAGAGCCTTCTGAGACATGTAGCCTTTCTCACATACACCACGGCCCCAGAACCTAGAAGGTACTACGTCCCACTGGAATGCTACTACTGGTCGGTCTTGACACATGTAAGGATTCTCCATAACCTTAAGGAGAGTGCCTTCGTTAGCGATCACTACAATAGCCTCGACATACATGCCTTCAGCCTGTACGTCAATGCCTTCGTTCTCTAGTGCTTCTCGTGGTACTAAACCGTAGTACTTAAGAAGTCGTACTCTGTCATCCTGTAGTGTAGCAAGATCACGATCAGATTCAATCTCTTCATCTGCTGATGCTAGGCCTACTACTACGTTATCGTTGTATACCCCTGAGTCTTGTAGCATCTCAATGGTATGCATACCTACGAACTCGTCAATAGCGCAACCTTGTGCGTTATCTATACTAGTAGCTGATGGGTCTATAAGGAAGTTCTGAGCTTGTATTGGGTTTATCTTAACGAGAGGCCTGTACTTAGTGTTTACACCAATAGCCTTTAGGTCTCCGTCCATGATATCTTGAGTAGCAGGGTGATACTCCTTGACTTCCTCAATCAGGATCTCCCCTATGCCTGTGCCATAAACGGCAGCATTGATAAGGCATTCTCCGATACTAGAGCGTATCCTTGCTTGGTCGAAGTCCTCTGTTAGCTTTCCTCTGAGGAACTGCATATCCTCAGGGTTCTCGTCTACCATGTCGTCTTCGATATCGAATAGAAAACCTGAGCTAAAGGTAGCCTCTTCTATCTCTGCTACGTTAGACTCTACAGCTTGTTGGGTAGCAGGGGCAATTATCTTGCTTCTCTCTGAATCTCTTGTCTTATCTTCTTCTGCCCAACGGCAACGCCATATACGGTAGTATTCTTGGTGTAGCTCATCATAGTTGGAGTCATAGTGGTCTCTCCAATCGTTTGCCTTCCCCACTACCCATTCTACGATATCTACATCGTCAGATAGTGCTTCTATGCTTTCTTCAAATATCGACATTTAGTATCCTGAAATTGAGTCCATTGGGACGAAATCACCATCTTGGCTGAAGTTATCATAGTACGGTATTGTAACCATCTGATCTATGTACGATAGAGCATCAAGTAAATCATCATGTACTAATGGAGAAGGGAAGTTACTCGCTTCATCCACAAAGTTAATATTCCAATCTGCCTTCTTAAGATGGACAAATCCGTTCTCAAACCTTCCAGCTAGTGACCATAATATACGGTCAGTCTTCTTTTGGTTTCCGTGAGTCAGTAGTTGTATACGAAAGACCCTAGAGGTCATACGCATCAAATCTTGCAAGGGGGTCATAACGGCTTGTTGTGCTATCCCCTTCTCTATGCCTACGGACAAAGGCTTGTACTTATCTACCATAGCAAAGATGTTCTCTGCTGTCTCGGCTAGTGTCCACCTACCGAACTTAATGTTCTCTACCCACCAATGCCCATCATCTGTTACGTATACACAGGCTATTGCTGAGTTGTCTCTCTTTGCTGTCCTATTGCCCCGTTTCTCTTCAAAACCAGCTAAATCTATAGCTATATAGTAGTCTCCCGGTACTTTAGTCTTACGATCCTTGTAGTATTTGAAAGCTTCTACATCAAAGTGCTCGCTACCATTTGCATCAAAAGATGCCATATATTCTTGTTGAAAGGCCCAATTAGGTAGCGTCTTCCTAGCATGGTCTACTTCTGCCTTGTCCAACAAGGGGTTGTCATAGCTTGTGTAGTGCCATGCTTCCCACTGGGGATCACCTCCTAGTTCTGCTTCTAAGTACTTGTCGTAGAAGTGATTACGACCCTCTGGTGTACCAATGAAGATACATGTACCTAAATTGTCTGAGAGAGCAGGTCGAAGTACAGCATCAAAGATGTCTGACTTCATAAAAGCAAACTCGTCCAAAACTAAATGTTTGAGGGAAACTCCCCTCAAAGTATCAGGTCTATCTGCACCCTTAAGGTAGATAGTTACACCGTTAGTAAGCTCCAGTGTAAGGTCGTTCTTATTATGATTCGATATTATGTCACCCGCTATTTCGTATAGCTTGTCCCACATAATGTCTTTTGCTTGGCCTTGGGTGGGTGCTACGTAGAACACCTTTCCGGGCTTACCGTCTAGGGCTGCTAGCACTAATGACACAGCAGCTAGATGGCTCTTACCTGTTCGTCTACCTGCGGCTACTACCTTGAACCGCTTGGTGCTGTTCATGACCTCTAGCTGCCAAGGCAGCATACTTAGGTCTATCTTCAATTAATAGCACCTAGTCGTTCAGTCATACGCCCCTGTACGTCCCCCTGTCCGGGGTCTGTAACATCAGTATGATGCTCCTTATAGACATCATGCAAGGCTTTTGCATTACTCTGACCGTATATGAAGTACTCACGCATATTGGCACTTACGGTTTTAGCTCCGTACACTAAGTCAGATATCATCAGAGTGTCTGATTGCTCCTGAGTTAGTTTTCTAGGATCTTCATGCTTGTTAGCATCTTCTATCCACTTAGGGATAGGCTCACCTGCTAGTTTGTATGCTCTAGCAGCTCTGTTAAGGCCTGTCTGGAAACTGGAGTTAGCAGGCTGTTTTACTCCATTCTCATCCAGTGCTGTCTTGTTCTCGTTAAGGTACTGGTACACGCCCTTAGCTGATGAACTCTTAGCCGAGGCTTGTGAGTTATTATCTGACTCCATATCGCCTATACGGTGATAAAAGTCCTTGACATTATCGACTACTACAGCAGGTGTAAGTCCCATACCTTTTAAGATATGCTTTTCTACCTTGTTAAGCTTTCTTTTAGCTTTAGGCTCACTCATCTTTAACTTCCACGAACTCCGCTTCTATAGGGTCTATCTTAGCCGTGACCGTAGTAGCTAGGCCAGTGATGTTGATCTCTATACCG